CCTTGTTCTCCTTCTTTATCAAATAATTCTTTCCAAAAACGAGCATATTTATTATCTGTATAAGAAGACATAATAATACCTTGTTCTTCATTCATAGGAATAATCATTCTTAAATTATTATTGGTAGTGAGTTTAGTAAGTCCTTTAAACCAAGGTTCTCGTTTTCCTTCATTATTTTCCTTCAAAGGAAACTTGGAATAAATACGGCATAAAGGAGAACATTGTACTTTATCAATCAAACTTCGTAAAGGATTAAAAATAGTAAGTTTTTCAAGAGCATTTTTGGGTAAAGCACAAATACATTTTTTTGCTGTATAAGACACACCAGAACCACCACCACTACTACTACTACTACGACAATTTATAATAAATTCATTATCTTTCTTAGAGAACACAATAGAAGAAACGTAGCGACCTTTAATAATACGTGAATTTTTGAATTTCATTATTCTTTTTTCCAAGTTCTCAATAATTTGTGAAAGACCACCTTTTAAACTATAAAAAGGATGAATGGGTGATAAATGTTTTTCCATCAAATAAATAGCATCGTAAGCATTCATAATGACTAATTCACTATAATAACCAAAAGAAGATTTTATAAAATCAATTTCAATGTTACTAAGAACAGTTTTAGCATAGGAAATAAAGGACATATTTTGTAATCTTTTAATAGGTTCTCCTTTACTCGCTAAAATAACTCGTAAAATAAGTTCAGCATTGGGTATATTTTCAGTTCCTAATGCTACATCAAGAATATTTTTGAAAATAGGTTCAATTAAATTAAAAGAAAAAGGTAAAAAAAAAGGGGCATATTGAGAACCTGGTAAAGAAATATCACCGCTATCATCGTCACCATCATTCATATCTAAAATAGAATTAAAAACTGAAGTAGGTTCTCGTTTAGGAGCATCTAAAATAGAATTAAAAAAGTTACCACAACAATGAACAGGGGCATACGAAGCACTACTAGCAATAGTTTTAATTTTAGAATATAAACCAAGTTCTCTAATTAACTCAAGTAAAAGAATATTATTTTCGTGAAAACGACCAGCACCAGCTTCAACAGACAAATATTTATCAGTAAAAGTATGAACTCTTCCACCTAAATTGTTCTCTTTTTCAATTAAAATAATTTTACTATTAGGTCGCTTTTTCAAAATATTATACATAGTATAAAGTCCAGCAATACCACCACCGATAATAATAAAATCATTAGTCATTTTTAGAAATTAAAAATAAAAAATAGTAGATATATAATAATATTATTTTTTATTGTTTTTATTAGTATTATTTAGTTTCAATGTTTTTCTGTTTTGTTTACTAATTTTTCTATTCGTTTTTCTTATTTTTATATTTGATTTACTACCACCATAGGTATTCAATTTTCCCATTGTGCTGGTTTCATTATCATAAAAATTTTTTAAATTTGTATAAGTGGTATCATTAATTTGTCTTTTCAATTTCAAATCATTGATAATTTTATAAAATTTATCCCTTGTTTCTTTACTGGAATCAAATTTATCAGCTTGACTTAAAAATATAATGAAAAAACTTCCAGTTTTGATAATATTTTCTTCAATTAAATCTTTATAAAATTGTTCTCTATTATTATAGAGAGGGGTATTTTTGTCTATGTTAGCAAATAAATTTTCTTTGAATAGTTTTGAACCAGCGGTTTTATCAGCAGCAGTAAAAAAAAGTTCTTCAAATATAAAAGACATAATATATATATAATAATAATATATTTATTTGTTGTTAATAAACAGCGCCATATCTTTCATATTTATCATAATAATTTGGTTGTCTAATATCGCGTAATTCATTGTCTTTATCCATTATAATTCTATTCAAATGATATATTTTATTTTCAAAATATTGGTTTTTTATTAATAAATTATCTAATAAAATATTCGCTCTATTGTTATCATGAAAAGACAAATTATTTTTCACAATAATATCACGTAATTCTTCTATTGATTCAGAAATAGTAGGATAAATAAATTCTCCATCATCAAAAGTACCTTCTAATATAGCACCATCTTGTTTTTTCATTATCCCTTTACCATTTTCAATGTCATCAATCCATTCACCATCATATATATCACCATTTTTATAAATCATTTTACCTTCACCATTTCTTAGAAAGTTTCTAAAATTACCTTCATAAAACCCACCTTTTTTATATTTCATTTTTCCCTTCATTATTCCATTAATAAAATCAATTTCTCCTTCAAAAACATTACCATTACGAAAGGTCATAATACCTTTAATAAAATCCGCTTCTTTAAAATCACCTTCACCTACAAATATATGCCCATCTTTAAAAATAATTGTACCTTTAACAAAATCATCGTCTTTAAATTCACCTTCATAGACATCACCCTTATAAATAATATATTTACCTTCACCATTTCTACAATCATCTTTAAATTCCCCTTCATAAATATCACCATTTTTATATTTCATTATTCCTACTCCATTATTCATATCATTTTTCCAATAACCTTCGTATTTCCGTTTATCTGAATAAGTCATTATACCATAACCATCCCTTAGATTATCACTATCAAATTCACCATCGTAATACCCATCGTCATATTTTACAAAATCTTCTATTCGGTTTGCTTTTATCATTTTATCAAGTGTTAATATATTGAATAATTCATTTCAATTATTTCATTTTAATATAATCAATTTTATATAAAAAACATAAAAAACATAAAAAAATTCAAGATGAATAAGAAAACATACAAATCATTTTACGGTCACCAGAAAAACGATTATCTGAAACGCCACCAATGAGAACTCTGGATTTATTCATCATTTTAGTAATTTCAGTATCAATAGAATAACCATTGGTTCTCAAATAACCAAAAATAGAAGGGATATCATCAGCACCCATAAAAAAATCCGAATTCTTTAAACGCCCATTACCTCCACCACCACAAACAGTCTTAGGATATCGTAATAAAACAAAAATACAATTATTAAGATTATTACCATTATTCAAATATTGAAAAGGCGATAATTTGGGTGAAGAAATCATAGAAACCATATTAGAAAGTGGTCCATCAGGCATATCACTTAATGTAATAATATTTTGATAATTTTTAGTAAATGAATTCAAATAAGGTTCTAAATACATAACAACAGAAGAATGATTTTTGAACGGACTTTCCATTATATTTTACACATATATTTTCTAAGTTCTCATCATAATGAAAAATATAAAAACAAACAAAAACAATAAGAAAAAATGGATATAAAGAAAACCCAACATAATATATTGGTAACTGATTGTTTGTAACGTATCCAATACAATCTTCATTGTATAGAACTAACAGACCAGGATTTACTAATAATAAATTTTATGTGCTTCGTTAGCTCAGTAGGTAGAGCGTGAGGCTGTTAACCTCAAGGTCACAGGTTCGAACCCTGTATGAAGCGTATTATAATGATTTATAATAATATACTATAAATCATTATATTTGAAATAAGTAAACAATCTTAAAAACAACGGTCAATAATCCTAGGATTTTCTTTATCCGCGTCAAAGCATTCTATTAAATAATTATAAATAGCGAGATAACAAGAATTATCAGGATAATTGCGGCAAGTGTATAAGTCAAACGCAATATAATTACGTTCAGGAAAGGTATGGATAGAAATATGTGATTCAGATAATAAATAAAGAATACTAAGACCTTGAGGTTCAAAAATATGTTCTATTTTATTTAATACAGTGAAATTATTATTAATACAGATAGTATCTAATATATTTTTGATATGTTCCAAATCATGAATAAGAGTATGATTTTTAATATTTTTTATATCACAAATCATATGTTTTCCAGAAGAATTATATTGTTGATTTGAGAACATTATAGATATAATAATAATATACTATTTATGTGTTTTTCATAACAACTATTATATAAAATACAAAAAATTGAATACCTTTTACAAGCAAATTTAAAGAAGTAAAAATAAAAAACCAATAACAAAATGACACCACCAGTAAATACAAATAATATTCAAACATTACGTTTTGATTATACAGACGAAATAAGTGAATTATTAAATATTTTTGCGAAAGAACATCAAAATGACGATAGAAAGAAATTCAAAACAGAATGGAATGAATGGGTAAAAAAAGAAGATATCAATGAAAAAATAAATAAAGAAATAAAGCGTTTGGAAAAGCTAGGATTAGAAGATGATATATTGGATAGAATGTTTAAAAGTGTAAAATATTATTACTGTAAGAAATTACAAAATAGAATAAAACCATCATCTAAACCAAAGTCACAAATAAAATTATACACAACATTATCTCAAGTAATACTTAAAATAATGGATGAACATAGTTATATTTATATAAAGAAAGAAACTGAGAACAAAACAAATAAAGAAGAAAACCAAAAAAATATAATTTCACCAGCAAAAGCATATGAAGATTTTTGTAATAAAAATAGGGATGCTTTATTAGAAGAAATAAAAGAATATAGGAAAAAAGTATTATTAGAACAAAAAGTACAAAAGATTATAAACAAAGATATAGAAATAATAGATGATAGATTAAATCCAGATATATTATCAGAAAAAATTAAAAAAACATATAAAAATAGGTTGTATTTGGTAATAAAAGGAAAATAATTATTATTATACAAACACGAAACAATAAAAAATTGAATTACTTTTTTTATTGATTTTATAATTCAATTTAAAGCAAATCAAATAAGTATTTATAATATAATTAACAAGTAAGTAATATTAGTAAGTAATTTAGAAACCAATAACATAACAAATAAATTTTATATAAAAACAAAGCCCAAAATGTCATTTTCAACATACAATACTGAATATGTACAATTTATCAAGAACTTTATAGTAAATCAATGTTACACCAATTATAATGTATTAGTAAATGAAAAAACAACATCTGAAAATACACATAAACAATTATTAATGGATTATAAAAACGATGAAGCTATTTGGAAAAAAATAATGAATGATAACCATATACCAATGAAATATTTAACATTTTTATTTAAAAAAACAAAATATGATATGCCTATCACTAATGTAAATGTATTCAAACAACTAACATTCAAAGAGTATATTGATAGTTTATACACAAAAGAAAGTTGGGGTGATAACCATCGTCAATATTATTCACAATTTTGGCAGTCATATAATTATGATTACAATTTCAAAAAGAAAATGATTGAAAAGTATCATTATGCGATGTACATGAATGTTATTAAAAATTATATCATTTATATTATCCAATTGTATTTATCAAAAACTTTGGATAATTCAAAATTATTTAGTGATAAAGAAAAAGAAGAAATAGATATATTTTTGGACTTGGCTGTATATTTTGAATATTCAAGATTTATAGATTTGGATTCAGATGATGAAGAAGACGACTATGAAGAAGAAGATTACCACAATTACGACGACGAAGAATATTTCAAATATTTAAGAACAAGACCACAATACAAAAGAAAGACTATGGAAGAAAAATACAATGAAAATTTAGAAAAAGAAATGATTATGTTAATTAATGATAGTTTAAGTAATGAAAAATAAAAATATAAAAGCAAAAACAAAACAAAAATATTTATTTGTAACCAATCCCACTGTAAAATATAAGTAAATTATATTTTTTTAATTATACTTTTTTCCAGGAACAAACATTATTTTTATTTGGCTTAGATATATACATATTTCCATCATTACCGACCATTTTTTTATTACAATTTTCATTTGCAGGATAAGGAGGTGATTTTCTATTTTTATATTTCTTCAATGTTTTACTATGTTGATTGATAGCGTTTCTTCCTGAAACACTTTTTATTTTTTCAGTAATATTCTTTCGCTGTTTTTCGGTTAATCCTAAAGGATTAGTTTTTGTTTTCAACGCATATTTAAGATTACGTATCCAAGATGATTTACATTCACCTTTACATTTACCAGTTCCAATACTTGATAATATTTGCATAGCTCCATTATAAGTACCTATAAACGGCATATTATATATAATATATTATATATAATATTA